GATGCAAAGCTGCGTCCGTTGGTTCTTAATGCTGCCCAGCGTGAGATTAACGACAACTTTAATAACAACAAGCACCAGATGCTCCTGAAGGCACGCCAGTTAGGTAGCACAACTGGCATTGCTGCTCGTTTCTTTTGGGATGCTTTGTTTAATCCACATACGAGTGTGGCTGTTGTGGCGCATACGGATGAGGCAGTTAAGCGTATCTTTGACATTTACCGCCGCTTCTACGACAATCTTCCGAGTTTTCTTAAGTTGGAAACTGTCCGTGCCCGTGAGAACGAGCTGAGGTTCGTTACCGGAAGCGGGATTAAAGTTGGATCTGCATCAACTCAAAGCTTTCGTGGGGGCACCTACCAAAGGATCCATGCTTCTGAGTACGCTTTTTGGAACAATATGGAGATGGCGATCGCCTCTCTCTTCCAAACAGCAACGGACGATGCGATCATTGCGCTAGAGTCTACAGCTAACGGTATGAATGAGGCGTACGATCTCTGGACTAAGGAGAACGGCTTCCTAAAAACGTTCCTTAGCTGGAGAATGGACGAGGGTTATCGTCTTAACAAGCCTGCATTCAAAGACTACACCGAAGATGAGGTAGAATATTCGCACAATCATGAACTTGATGCTGTTCAGTTCAACTGGATGATTAACACTCTGCGTACAAAGTGCGGAAATAACTGGAATATTTTCAACCAGGAATATCCTGCTACCCCTGAAGACGCATTTGTTACGTCGGGTGCTAGATTCTTTCCGAATAACTACAATGTTACGGACTTTTCTGAGGGGTATCAGGAGTTCAAAGCGCCTCGTAAGTTTAACACGTACGTAATGGGCGTAGATACTGCATCCGGATCCCCTGGCGGCGATTACAGCGCCGTCATGGTGATCCGATTAGGCAAAATAGACAAACATGAGATGGTAGCAAGCTACTACGATCGCATTCCTCCGTCTGTATTCAAGAAAGAAGTTGAACGAATCTGCAAGCGTTACAATGCACTAGCCGTAGTAGAGTCAAATAGTTACGGGCTTGCTATTGTAGAGCACCTTCAAGCTATCGGTTATCCATATCTCTACCGATCAACATCATTTGATAATGTTGCATCTAAGATTCAGAGCAAGCTGGGGTTTTATACGTCATCAAAGACAAGGCCCATGCTTGTTAATCGCTTATATGACTATGTTGTAAACAAGGGGTTGAATGTTTCCTGCTCTCGATTCCAGTATGAAGCGAACCGTCTTGAGTACAATGGACGAGGTAAAGTGCAGGCGTCACCTGGCAGCCATGATGACATGTCAATAGCAACAGCTCTTGCATTAATGGGGATAGATCAAGTAGATCAGGTCACTGAAGATGTAACTAGGGCGGATAAACCAGCAAATATAAAAGAGATTATTCAGTGGGAACTTGCTACTGGCCGTCTATGGTCACAGCATGATCCTGATGAGTTCAAAGATAATGTAATAAAAACGTCGGTAAGTGACTTCCTTTAACGGTTCCTGGCCCGATAGCCTTGTATGGAGAAATAATGTCTTACTTGACTGATGAAGCCCGCCAAAAAGTATTTGATACGATTGGCGGCAACGAAGAAGCAGAAGCAGCTACTGAAGCTCCAGAGGAGCAGGTCGTACAAGCGGAGTCGGCCCCCGAAGAAGAAGTTGATGCTTCAGGCAGCGAGGAGAGCGAAGAGGAGGATCATCCACATAGTATCCCCTACAATCGTTTCCGAACGGTCAATGAAGAGCGGAAAGAGTTCCGTGAGCTTGCCGAGGAGCAGACAGCATTAATCGAAGAGCTAGAAGAAAAGCTCGAACGAATGATGGCTGGAACTGCAACACAGCGAGAAGAGCGGGATGTCGTAGATGCTTTTAATGCGGCCGATGAAGATATTGATTGGGAGGGCTTTCGCAACAATATGGTCCATGAGATGGAGGAACTGCGTATTGCAAATGCACAGGCCGAACTCGAACGGGACATTACGCATGCGTTAGAAGACTACCCGGATGTTCCCCCCGAAGCGATCCTCGAAGCTGTCGCCAACGACGGTACGGTGGATGTGTTGGACTTTGCACAGCAGTACAATGAGTTCATCACTGAGATCAGAGAGGGTGCCGTTGCTGATTATGTCAAGAAGAACGGATCTAGCACTCGTGCTCGACCAAGAGTAGCAAGCGCTGGATCTACACAATCCGAGAGTACCTCTGCTCCAAAGACATTCGAGGATGCGAAGAGCGCACTCCTCAAGCAACTTAAAGGAACAGTATAATGACTGTTACAATTCAAACCCTGGATAAAATCCTAAAGGACTTTTATCTTGGGCCGATTATCGAAGCGCTGAACAGCCAAGTGGAAATGGTTCAGCTTTTTCAAAAGAGTGTGCTGGACTGGTCCGGTCGCCAAGTCGTGATTCCGATTCACGTTGGACGTAACAGTGGTGTTGCGTTTGCTAACGAGTCGGCAGGCGATGGTGGTGGCGGGAAAGGCGACACGCTCCCAACCGCAGGTCAGCAGACTCACGTCAACCTGAACGTTACAGCGAAATACCTGTACGGTCGGTTCTCGCTGTCTGGTCCTGCCATTGCTACGGCTCGTACTACTGCCAACAGCTTCGCCACTTATGTAGAGTCGGAGATGGACGGCTTGGTTCGTGACGTTAAGGTTCAGGCCAACCAGGAAATGTTCGTGGGTGGTGGCGCTATCGGGTTTATTCACGAGCAGGTGAATATGGCTGCTGGCGCTCAAAAGAACTGGGCATTTTCTGGTAACATCGACATTGCATCATCCATGCAAGCAGAGGCTCGTGCCGCTGGTCGATTCTTTGTGCATGCTGATGCTCAGCTTGCTGTCCGGATTACGCGTCTCGACACGTATGAGACAGTGACTCATGCAAACACAGACGATCCTGAAAACTGGGCTCTTGGTGATACCACTGCCGTGTTTATTAGTGGCCCCTTTGTTGAGGGTCAGATCAACCTGACTGCTAAGAATACTAGTGGCGGTGTTAATCTGAGCACTCTTGTTGGGAACTCTGCTGCATTGGTTGAGGTAGTTAGTTGTGGTGTTGATGCTGGTGGTGGAGCTGGCAACTTTAACAATGGTGGTGGTTCTGGCCTTGATGGCAAGGATTGGTATACGGCTCGTATTAAGCCGACTCAGGAAGGTATTTATAGCAACCTGGGTAAGAAGAGCTTCTTTGGTAATAACCGAAGCACTGCTTCTAATTCACCCTTGCGGTCTACGATTCAGTCGATCGACATGACTTCGACACAGTTAGCAACGCTTAACTTTGGCCGCATGCAGAACATGCTTGATGAGATCCTCATCCTTGGTGGTGAAGATCCTGATTGCATCTATGTGCATCCTGGTATGCGTCAAGAGTACGCTAGTCTTGTAACTGTTACAGGATCAGGGACGACTCTTCGCAAGGATGTTCAGGGTGGACCTGGTACTGCCGATGTCGGCTACTCGGGATATGCCTTTAACGGCATTCCGCTTAAAATGAGCCGTCATTGCGGTAAGGGTCTTATGGTCTTCCTTCGCACGAAAGTCTGGACCATTACGGAACTCCAGTCTTTCGGCATGGCTGATCTCGATGGCAATGTTCTTAGCCGTGTTTCGAGCCGTGATGAGTTCGAAGGCTATGTGCGTTGGTATTACAACCTGGTTTGTAAAGAGCCTAACCGGAATGCAATCCTTTGCGGGATTAAGTTCCCTGGCAGTACTAACGTATAATAATGGAAGTACTAATAGAGGTATTACAGCTATTGGTACTTGTCTTTATTGCCAGTAGAGTATCCGGTGGGGGGGCTCCAAACCCCCCACCGGGTTACTCAACCGAATCTATTTACGATGTCTTAGGGGAAACCGATGTCGAAAATACTGGGTCCAAATAGCGTAGGGCTTCCGGGTTCTGAATCTCCTAAGAAGAAAAAGAAAAAGCTTCTTATTGCTATGCTCTCTAAAGTGAAGTCGGGATCTAAGAAGTCTAAAGATAGATCCCAGGCTGCACGGAGGATGTATGGAGGCTGACGGCATTCTCATTGTTGAAGAGGAAAAGAAGAAGATAGAACTGCCCAAGCCAAGCAAGGTGCAGTCAGATCTTCAGAAGTCTGAATCAAACCGTGTTCGTTTTAGCCGTGTCTGGGACATGTGCTCTTTGTTTCTCCAAGGAAAGCAACACATTCAGTTTGATAAATCTCTGAATGGCTTTACCGGCATCAGGACTACCGCTGGCAAGCAGCGTGTTACGATTAACTTAATCTTAAATATCTATCGCAATATTGTTGCGAAGTTATCATTGGCTTACCCCAGTGTAACAATTGTCCCTGCATCTCCATCAGCAGAGGACATTACTAAGGCTCAGGCATCAGAGGTTGCACTTAAATACTATTGGGTTGCCCAGGACGTTAAGCTAACAGTTAAGAAAGCTATTGAGTGGCTGTGCCTTACGGGCAATGTTGCTATTCATACTTACTATGATCCTCAGTTAGATGACATCCGCACTGAGGCTATCAGCCCCTACGACATCTTCTTTGAGCCTGATATTGCATCTACCGATGAGTCAAGGTGGGTGGCTATTCGTCGCAAGGTACATAAGAAAGAGCTAGAGCAGGCTTATCCTGAGCATGCAGAGTTTATCCGCAAGCAGGGGCAAAGTAGTTCTGACCAGTATCGCCCTCTGCAGTTCCTAGCATCTGGTATTAGCGAGCAGGACCAAACAGATACCGTGCTTATCTATGAAGTCTACAGTAAGAACGGTAATGTTGGTGTCCTTCTTAATGGTAAGTATATCTTTGAGGACACCTGCGTTGAGGGGATCGTGCCCGTTGAGTTTATTAACTACACGAATATCCCTGGTCGTGTTTGGGGTGTCGGGCTTGTAGAACCACTGATTGAACTGCAAACATTATACAATCGTGCCCGAGGGCAAGTAGTTGAAAATGCAGAACTAATGGGCAATCCTAAGTGGATGGTGCCTAAGACTGCTGGTCTTTCTAAGAACGCTTTGTCTGACTCTCGTCCTGGCGAAAAGGTTTACTACAACGCTAACGCTGGACCCGCACCTGCACAGGTCGCAATGGCTCCACTTCCTGGCTACATGCTAGACAATGTGCGACAGCTTTCTTCCGAAATGTACGATGTGTCTGGTGTGCACAGTACGTCGCTTGGAAAGCGTGCTATTGGTATCGAGTCTGGTGCAGCTATCGAGGCTTTGTCGTCTCGTGACTTGACTCAGTTACAAACAACTCAGAATCAAATCGAAGAGGCTTTTAGAAACATTGCTAAGGTTGTCCTGGTAATGATGAAGCACTACTACGACGAACCACGCATGATGAAGATGATGGATGAGACAGGCAAGATTGCTTTCCATAATCTTTCTAGTACCGATATTGTCAGCAACCCTGAAGTCCACATTGAGACTGGCTCTCTCTTCCGTGATGAGAAGAAGGATCGTGATCAGCGCACACTTGAGTATCTTCAGCTCGGCCTTATCAGCCGTGAGACTGCAATGCAGGAGCTGCAGTTTAAGACTGGCGGGGCATTTGTTACGAAGAAGATGCAGGCGCTTTCGCATGCTCGTGACATGCTTCATGCTGTACTGCATGGCCATCAGATCGAGGTCATGCCTACTGATGACCTTGAGGCATTCTCTCAGGTGTTTAGTGAGTACATGCAGACTAAGCAGTACTATGATCTAGATCGTGAGACCCAGGACTACATTCGTGATGTCCTTGTTTCGATTGTTACCTTTGGTCGCCCAGATGCAGATGCACAGCGGGCACTGCTTGAGGATACAGTGTTCCCTCGCTCTGAGCCTGACCCGCAGCAGTTAATGCAACAGGTAGCATCCTTGGGTGCTACAGCTTCACAGCAGCAGCAGCTTGATAAGTTCCAGGGAATGCAACAGCGAAGAGCACAAGCTGACGGAGAAGCTTTTCCTGAGCAAGGTAATACAATGTCTCGCATGGGAGGTGGTGGATGAAGGTAAGTGAAATCATCACAATGTTTAAGCAGTTCGCAAATGAGTCGGACACGACCTTTCTTACTGCAACCGACATTGGTACTTATCTCTCCCAGGGGTACCGTGAGTTCCGTGCTCTTGTAACCGACCTTGCGCCTGAGACCTATCAACAGAGTCAGACCTATACACTCAGTGGTACTGATCGCCTGGATTTAGCAACGAGCACGCCTGCGCTTCTTAATACAAGCGGCAGCATCCTGATGACCAACCTGCTTCATGTTGTTATTGTATCTGACACTGACGGCAATGATGAGCTGGAGTACCTAGATGGTGGCCCTCACAAAGGTGTTGCTCCTTTCTTTGGCTACTCCCTGGAAGGCACAACGTTACGGTTCGGGGGCGACCGAACCGGAACGGTAAGGATTGATTTCGTTGCTGAGCATACTGTTGAGTTTGATAGCAGTGCCGGTGCTGGTTATAACGCTAATGCTATTCCTGATTTTCTTCTAGCGTATCATCCTCTTATCGCACTCTATGGTTATCGTTACTATGCAATACGTGATGGTGGTTTGCCGCCCGAACTACAGCTTCAGTATCGTGATTTAGAAAACAAACTGCGTGAGTACCTTGCATCTAGCAGGGACCGTGGTGGCTCTACTTATGTGAATTACTATCATGCGGATCTGTACTAATGGCCGAGATCCCAATCCTAAAGTCTACTGTTAACCTTGTCAGCAAGGACCAGGGAGCATGGATTCAAAACATGTGGACGATCAACGATCGTCTTGAGGTCCGTCCTGGATGGGGCCAGTTAGCGCAGTTTGATACAACGCTTAGCTTTACTCGTGACAACAAGCGCTTTGGTTACAAGGACCATTTAGGGTCTGTGCTTCTAGAAACGTCGTTTGGTCATGAGCAAATCTTTTCTGTATTCTCTGGACGTGCGGCAACAGAAAACTTTCCAGAGGGCAAAGACGCAAATACTTTTGCTAATAGAATCTTTATTCGCATTTACGACATTACAACTGGTCGCAACTGGGAAGAAGTTCTAGTCACTCATACATCTGCAATGCAAAATATTGATCTCTTTGAACGGCAAGGGGTTTATAAAACTTCTGCTGGCAAAGATTATCGCTCATTCCTTGATGGTGGCAGCGAGCAGTTTGTATTTACTACATTTGGCGGTGAGTTATTCTTTGGTAATAAATTTGTAGGAATGCACGTCTATTTTCCTGCTGACTTTCGACATAATAATATTAAGCAAGTTTATAACTCTGAGAATCAAAACTGGATTCCGGGTTACTCAGAGACTTGCTTAATAGCGCCGCTTAAGTTGTCTCCTGGTATTGATCATAAAACACATCGTTATCTAGCACCTGGAGAACTGGGCACTATTAATGCCATGGAGATTGCAAACAACCGCATGGTGTATGCTGTTGGTAACACACTGCATTTCTCGGATATTAATTTCCCATCATCAGTCAAAGCTATCGACTTTCAATTGATCTCATCACAGCGTGATATTGTAGCCCTCAAACGCCTTAGAGATGCATTGCTTGTCTTTACTGATACGGAAATGTTTTACTATGCATTTAATAATGGTGAGCTTGCTTCTGGTGGCAGGCTTGTCCGTGTATCAGATACTGTTGGTTGCTTGAGTCAGAATGCTATTAGCGAGCTAGATACTGGCGTTGTATGGGTAGATACTTCTGGTATTTATTCTACCGGCAATGGCCTGTCGATTGACATGATGTCTCAAGATATTAGGCCGTTCTTTACTGAGTCTGATCTCGTTACTAATCCGATGACATCTTTCTTTGAGTCGTCGAGTGGGGCGGCAAGCCCCACATCGAACGACCATCCAAGAACACTTCTGCCATTTAAAGGTGAGAATGTTTCTATAGCTTATGATAAAGATACATCTGCTTTGCTTGTATCTTTTCCTGAGCTAAATGGAATGTGGTGCTTTCGTCAGGGGTGGTCATGGTGGACGCTTGAGTCTATTGTTAGCACTAATGGTGGCAGCCCAGAAGTTAAGCGGGTTGAAAATTTAAAGAACCCCTGGGTGCTATCAGGCCAAAGCGGATTTTATACCGTACTGAGTAATTATCAGAATGCTGTTGTAGACCTAGCTTCTCATAGAACTGGTTCTAATACTCAGCTTACTGATCAAGATGATGACTTTACTTCATCGTCTTATGTTCTTTGTCATCTGAATCGTGGCGGCGGAACTGATAGATCTTCTGCTGTTGCATATGATGCAGCTCTTCCTAGGTCTCCAGCAGAAGATCAAAGGATATTTAGTGGCAAATATCGTGAGGTAGATACAGCAACTACTGGTGCTATTTTGTATGCTCGACCTCCTGTTGTTTTAGATAATGGAGATCACCTTGTTCCATTTGAATATGTAGCAGACTCTAGCTCTGTTGTTCAGGATTTAACATTTAACTTTTGGTACGATTCGTCAAAATGGAAAGCGTCAGGATGGGATGCTGGCGGAACGGATACAACTATTGATTTGTTGCTTAGCCCTGAAATGGCAAAGCTATCTTCTGCAGTTACTACCAAAAGAACTGTAGATAAAAATGGAAATGCAGCAGTTGGTGTTGGCGCTGTAGCTATTCAGATATTTATCGATTCTTCTGCTGTAGCAACAAGCTATACTGGTGTTAACCTTGGGACAGAGTTTCTTAATAGGTTGTTTTATATCCGATTTAGGCCAATCAATGGTTACAGTCAGGGGCCTTTAAACGGCCTTGGTTTTAGCAAGGGTGTTGCGGGCACTGGTACTGATATAGGACAGAAAGACAGTGGAGGCACTCTGACTGCTGCATCTTTCTATGCATGGTCTCCATGCTGGGCTCCTCTTACAAAAACAACAGATGCTACAAATGCAGAGCAGGCAGTGGACTGGGCATTTAAATCTTCGCAGATAAGCAATAAGGGGCAGCAGCTTATGGCTCGTGGTTTGTTTGCAGATGTAAAGAGCACGGGATCTGCGAGCACAAAGCTAGAAACCAACTGGCTTTGGGGTGTTTACAACGTACTGTTGGGCTCCGACTTTAAAGGGTGGCTGTCACAGATTATTGACTACAGTGACAACATTGACACGATTCAGGACAAGCTAACAATACGCAGTCGCATGTCTGATTCTAATGCAATGCATACAAAGACATTTAACAACGTAGCAAAGTGGAGCAGCTCTGGTACCCCCTCCGATGGCAACTATCTTATTGATGATGAACAGGAAGATGAGATTGCTACAAGTGACACGGTAAAGGGACAGTCTCTTTCATATATGGTCTTTGGTTTTATCCGTAACCGTGCTGAGCGCTTTGGCATTAAGAAGCTTACTGCAGTTGTTCGGGAGTCCGGTAGGCGCAGGCGCAGGATTGGTCGATGAAAGTCTACCGGCCGCATGATAATCTTACGGACATTTCTGATGTTCGGGATAATGTAAATGATCAGGTTTTAAATGATCTCGATGGCATTCGCTCTGTGCTGCATAAACCTGGTAGCCCTATGCCTTTTAATAGGGAGGTGTTTAATGCCGGACTTCTTAGCCCTGGAAAGCATCAGGCAATACGGAACGATAAAACTGGTACAGTTATTTCTGGTTTACCTGGCGCACGGATTGGTCGCTCTTCTACTCTTACTGGCATTGGGATTATTAGCGATATGATCTTTGAGCCTGAAGAGTCTGGAGACCCCACTCTTCTTACGATCTCTTCAGGGGCAAAGTTGGTATTCTCTCGATGCATATTTACTAGACCTGCAGAGGATACAAATGACCGTACTTTTGTAGTAGTAGATTCTGGAGCCAAGGTTGTTTTCGTTAACTGTATTTTTATGGCGACTGGTAATACTACTGGAGCTATGGACAATGCAGGCGGTAGTCACATTGATAGCAATGTTGGAGCGGCTGCTGATTGCCAGATTGCGTACTGCGTAAATGCAACTGGCTGGTCTGTCTCTGGCAACAAGACTGAGGTTGGTAATATCTAATGTCTATTAGAGAGCTGACAAAGCAACAGTTTGCAGATGGAACAACCATTGATGGTTCTCGTATAAGCAAGGCTCTTGATGATACGGGTGAGCGCTTTGATAAAGTTCCTGGTGGAGACCTTGCTCAACGCCACACACAAACACAAATTGTGTGTGGCTGGAGCCCCCCAACTGCAACCTCCGGAACAAGTAAGACAAGTGAGATTCAGTATCCTTGGCTAAAAGCCTTAAACCCAAATCAGCAAACATCTCCGTATGCAAACAAGTCTTACCGATTTAAAAGTACCGGTAGCACTTCAAGTGGGACAAGTGTTCAGTATGCAATGACTGTTCCCTTTAAGTCATTTAATCCAGTTATTATACAATCTGTAAATGTTGTTATGACTACAAATGGAGCTAGTTATTATAAGTGGGACCCGTCTGATTTTGGTACTAATAACCTTGGCCCCCAGTTGCTAGTTTCTGTAGATCATCCATTTCTAACTGAAGATGCAAACATGTCTTCTGTTTCTCTTCATAAGGACTACAGTTCTGTAAATGCGTTTGACCTTACGGCAAAAGCCTCTGATGCCGGCATAGCTCCCACTGCAGATATAGCACCTGCTTTATCTAACATTACTTTGCGTGGTGCGTATTTAAAGACAGAGGATTTAAATATTCCTTTGCCATCCAATGCTCGTCTTCGGCTTTCGCTTCTTAATGTAAATGACTCTTCTGAGTCTTACTCTATGTGGGCTGCATTTTCATTGTCCTATATCGTTACAATTTTAGAGCCCCTCACTGATGTCTGATACTATTTACAAGCTAAGAAGAGGGCTCAAGCTAATGCTTGAGCATGTGTATTCTCCTCTTCAGGCTTTTCTTACGAAGGTAACTTCAACAGGGTTATCTTCATCTGACTTATCTACAGGTCGAAATACATTTAGGGTTTCTCTTTATCAGCCTAGTATTGATCATGATCTTGCAACTGATGATGTTGCTATTCCCTTTGTGTTGCCACCATTGCAGGAATACTTTTCTGCTACCGGTAGTTCGGATCGACCCAATATTAAACTAGAAGAAGTGTCTATTGGTTTTGACCAGAATGGCGGACCAAATGGAGTAAGAGGCAGAGGGACCAGCGTCGGTGTTTCTTCTGTAGATCTTGCATCTAATCAAACAGTAAAAATATCTATTCGATCTAAAGACAGAAGCGCTTCATCATATAGTTCCTATGAAGAAGAGATCTGGTCTGTCGAGTTGGATGCTGCAAACTTTCAGGCTTATACTCTAAGAAATAATCCTATTTCTATCAGTAACCTGAAAGTTAATATTGATCAGAACAAATCATATGCTTTGATTATTCGTGCTGATTCTTTGCGGGAAGCTGGAGCAGCGGCAGACTATATTGCTCTTTGGTCTTTGCTTATTTCAATGAAGTTTAGCCATGACCTTGTAACCAGGGATACTGGTTCGACCATACAAAATATCCCCTCTGCACATGATGGTGCACGAGCAACATCAGCTCAAACTATTTCGCAGCCATCCTCCGGCACTGTAATCCAGGCAGATGCATCTAATGGTGTCTCGTCCTCTTTTCAGTTGTTAGATTCATTTGTTCGATCAAAGTACCGTGGCGGGTATCTTCGTGACTCTACAAGGCATGACACTGCTCCCTTTGAGCATGTTCTTAATGACTCCGGTTACGAAGTTATTGCAGTTCCTATGTTTGGAAACTTCCTAACTGTAACCGGGGGCGGAAGCGGTGGAGGAGGGCTGACTCCAAATGACGAGCTGCCTTATACTAATCCTTCTTCTGGTTGGACCTCTGGCTCTGAGTTCTTTGATCGTCGAATCATACCAATCCAATATCCGCTAACTGTTCATCATGTTATTGCTGTAAGAAACTATGCTCAGTATATTGCAGCGACTCCATCAGTCCTGCCTACTTCCACCAACTTTATTGAGAAAGTAGGGGTTGGTATAGGCTCTGGCCTGCTTGGCCAGAGCTATACCTATGAGCAAGTTGCATATGTGCAATGGGCTGCTGGTGCTAAAGCCACATTAATAGATACTGTTTCTGAAAGTAACAGCAGTTCCTCGGGTGGCTATCTCTCTGAAGTTTACAGTGTTCCCTTGGTTGGAACTGGTGGGACTGGTTATTACAGTCAGGGCAAACCTTATTTTGTTGGGCGCTCGATTACCAACCCTGTATCTACAAGTGGCTATACTCCTTCTACAAGTGCCCGGCGCAATGTGGGTGTTATAGGTGGAGGAACCCGTGTTCCTAATACAGAGGGAGCAGAAAACTTTATTGAGGTAAGGTGGCTGTTTCAGGATACAACAAGCGGGTCTCCTGCAGGTATTGAGGCAGCAGCTTGGGATAGCACAAAGACCCTAGTTGGTTTCAACGGCAATTGGGTTTATCTTATCTGCAAGAAGCATTTAGTTTAGGGGGGGCGATGAGCAACAGGAGATACTCTGGGCCAACACCAGGATCTGGCACGCGCAATAGACCAAGGCGGGTTAACACACGAGCGCCGAGGCAGTCTGGTGATACGTTTGGGACTACATCTGGGACAGATCGCCAAGGCATGCCGCTGTCTACTCCAGAAGCAACCCAAGTCCCAGGGTCAGAGTCTCGTTCTGCAGCAGCTCAGCGTGGCTTAAGTGCTCGTGGAGATTATGAACGTCTTTTGGATAGAGCCTACAATGAGCTAGCAGATCCAGGGTTTGCAAGTCGGTATATGTCTCAGGCTGCAGCTCGTACTTTGGGTGGCTTTGGTGGGCAGGCCAGAGGCGGTGCTCAAGTTGCTGCTATGGGCGACATTGGTGCCCGTGCTTCCGAGATGGCAAGTCAAAGAACGCTTGATGCCCTTGGCTTGGCTCAGGAGCGCCAGGCTGCTGCTACTGAAATCGAAGCACTTAAGCTTGATGCTGTCGATCGCTTGCAACAGATTATTGCTGATAACCGTGACTTCCGTGGAAACATTACTGAATTTGGTCGAACAGAACTTAATAACGAGTTGGCAAGACTTGAGTTAAGTGTTGGCGCTGATGGTGTTGCTGATATTCGCAGTCGCATTATGGATCAGGCCGGACAGCAAGGACCCAGTTGGCTTAGTCGTTTGTTTGGAGCTAGAGGCTAATGGCTCGCATCATTGATTTTACTCGACAGCGCTATGGCACGTTTCGTCGTGGTCAGACAGAAGACAAGCGTAGGATCAATGAACAACTGCGCCAAATCTCTCAGTCCTATCTAAGGCCAGATGTAGTAATACCAGCTGCTACCTCTGCAATCGGTGGCGCCGTAGATATTGGCAAAGGGTTAATGCAGCGTGCTGCTAAGTCTAAGGCTCAAGCGTCAATGCTTGAAAGCGCTCAGGCTAGACTTTCTGCTCAACCAAGAGTGCTAGATAAATCCGATCCTGCTGGCCTTGCTAGAGAGTTTGTTGATCCTATTGCTGCTGCAAGAACTCAAAGGCAGATCCAAGATATCCAGGGCATTCAGCAACAAGGGCTTGCTTATCTTCAGTCTCAAGCAACTATGGCAAACACCGAGGAAAGGCAGCGTGAGCTGTTAAGCCTTGCGAACTTAACGCAAGGCCCACAGTACCAGGGTCGCAGCTTAGCGCAGATTGCTGCAGGACAGACGCTTCCTGATGCAGGACAGATTGGTACTCAGCAAAAACTAATGGCCTCGTTGTTCCCGCAGACTCAGGCGGAGCTAGAAGCACAGCGTCTTAAGACTCGTGGGGCAGTTGCTGGTGTAGAAAAAGCAGAGGCTGAAGTTGAGGGCATGCGATCTCAAAATGCAGTTAAGGCACTTGATGCTGCTGTTGCTAATTTTAGACAACTTGCATTAAAAGATCCCAAACTTGCTCCTTATGTCTCTGGTCTTGAAAAAATAATAGCTGAGGTAGAGAATATTGATTCTCAAATAGACCGCAGAGCAGATCAGACTAAAATAGATAAGGGTGAGTTAGCAGTTAAGCAAACAAATGCCGAAACAGCTTTGCGTCGTTTGTCTGAGGATGCTCGCAACAATGAAAGAAATTACAGGC